CCGCTGGTCGTCAGGCCCAGGTTGGTCGGAGCCGCCGCGGTGCCCACCCCGACATAGATCGCGTAGGTGAAACCGGCGGTGGACGGCGTGGTCACGACGATGCCGCCGGTCGTCACGCTGATGTCGTTCGACAGCTGGTAGATGCGGCTCTCGTAGAAATTCTGATTGTCCCACCCGGTCACCTGGACCGTGTAGGTGGCGGTGGTGAGCGAGCCCACCGCGTTCGCGCCCTGCACGGCGGCGACGCCGGTCCACGACGGCATCATGTTCGATTCGACGATCACCATGCCGCCCCAGGCACCGCTCTCGTTTGTGTAGAGGTGCTTCTGGCCGGCGTCAGTGTGCTGGTAGGTCTGCACCACCAGGGGGTTGCTCTTCAGGTCTTGCAGGACAAAGGGGCTGGTCACCGCGATCAGGTGCCCCGAGCGGCCGGGCTGCATCTCGCCCTGGCGCATGTTGTAGTCGGTGTCGCGGTTGATGGTCTCGCCGGTCGGGCCATTCCACAGCGGCGCGCCGATCGCCTTCAGGTTCGTGTAGGTGCGGGTCAGCGTCGTCGGGTCGAGGTTGTTGCCCGCCACCAGCGCGGCCCGAGAGCCCGCCGCCGCGACGTAGTTGACCTGGCTGACGGCGTTGAGCGCGTTCCAGCCGTTGCGCTCCTTCGTCTCGGCGAGCTGCATGCCGAGGCGGTCGGAGGCGATCGAGAGCAGATCCTGCTGCACCGTCACCATCGCGACATCGGTGAAGACGATGCGGCCGGCCCACTGCAAGGCGATGCCGGTGACCTGGCTGAAGGTTAGCTGGTTCGGCGCCGGCGGCACGCCCTCGGAGACGGGGGCGGTCGGCAATGGCAGGCGGTTCCAGCGGTTCGCCGTCCAGGTGACGCCGTGACCGTGATCCAGCGTCTTCTTGTCGGCGAATTGATAAAGGACGAGGTAGCGCTGCGCGACCTGCAACGCCTTCCTGTCGATGGTGCGGGTGATCGCGCCAGCGAACTGGCTTGAGGTGTTGACCGTGGCCGCCATCGCTTAAAACCCTCCCTGTCCGAGGGGGAGGGTCTGGACCGTCCCCCTACAACCGTCCGCCACCCTGGAAATACTGCTGGACGAGCATCTCGTCGTGCTCGGCTGATCCGGGGGCCGGCCGGCGACCGCCGCTGGCTCCGTCCCCTCGCCCATTGGTCGGGCGCGTCTGCTGGCCATCAACACGGCGCTGAGCACTGCGGCGCTGCGCAGGAGCTGCCCGCGCGGCGCGCTTAACCGCGTCACGGCCGACAAGGCGATGCAGGATATCGTCGCGCGAGGCGCGCAGGTTTCCCCGCTGGCGCTCGGCATTAAGCTCGCGCTCGACCTCTTCCCGGTACTGGGAGTGGACGCGGCTGGTTCGGGCCTGCTGGTCGAAATCGCGCTTGTCAATCCGGTCCTCGGTTTGCAGCTGCTGCATCAGCATCTGCTGCTGCGTCTGCTGGATACCCTTGTTGTAGTAGTAGGCGCTGACCTCCTGCGCCGACATCATCGGGAGGTTTTCGTTCTCCCACCTTGCTACCCGCTCCGCCTCGGCATTAACCTGCTGCTGCTGGGGCTGGAACCGCTGAAGCTGCTCCGCCGCCTGCCTGAACCCCCGCGCCTCCGCCAGCTCCCGCTCGAGCTGCGCGTTCTTTTCGCGCAACCGCTCGGAGCGGCCCGGCCGGCGCCTGGGACCCGGGTCTACATCTTCTTCGGCGCCTTCTTCGCCATCGCCCCCTTCATCGGGGGCGTCCCCTTCGCCGGCTTCATCATAAAGCTCGGCATCTTGCCCTTCGACTTCTTCGATTTCGCCAAGGTCAAGCTCCTCGCCCCCATCAACCGGGGGAAGCTTCGGATCGTCCGACATTCCTATCTCCCGTCCCCTGGCTACACGCCGAGCCGGCGATACCGCCCAGGTTCCCGCGCTTACGCGCGCACTATCAGGGTAAGCTACAAAATGTGGTAACAGTCAAGCCGCATCTACATATTGCGCGGCATTCCGATGCCGCCGGCTCGGCTCATCTGATCTGGATGCACCATCCCGTTAGGCCCCCGCATCTGCTGCGGGCCAGCCGGCTGCGAGCCGGGGGCCGGAGGTTGTGCGCCGGGCGGGCGGCCGGGGCCTCCGGGTCCGGGCAGGCCGGGGCGGGGCGGCTGGCCCTGCTGCTGCATCGCCATCTGCTGCATCATCTGGGCCTGGATTTTGGCGGCGCGCTGCTGGAGGTGGGCCTGGAGGTGGACCCGCAACGTGCCGTGCGGGTCGCCCGTTTCCTGGATCGCCTGCATCGCCACCGGGATGTGCTGCTCGTCATTGTCGAGCGGATGCACCGGCACCTCGAACCCCTCCACCAGCATCACATTTTCCCGGTCCTGCGGGATTGTCAGCTGGTCGCGCACGTCCTGAATGGCGGACTGGCCCATCTCCGGTCCAAGCTGGTTGGTGATCATCTGCGCAATCACCTCGCCTGGGGTGAATCGCAGGCCCTCCGCCGCCAGAAGCTGCTGCATCGAGGGTTGCATCAGCGTGTTGATCATCGCGGTGCCGCCCTGCGCGAAGGCCGCGTTCTGCCGCACCTGCTCGCCCCCACGCCAGATAAAGGTCAGGCCGTTGCGGTTCTGGAGAGGGCTGACCGACTGCATCTCGGCCTTGCGGCCCTGCTCGCCGAACATGCGTATCAGGATATTGCGGTCGCGGAACTGGTAGTCGAGGTCGACGATCCAGGCGACCGCCTCGGTCAATACGTCCTCCAGGGTCGAGACGCCCATCGCCGTCGTCAAGAGATCGACCGCCTGCTCCTGGGCGATCTGCGCCTGGGTCGGCTGCGTCGTGCGCGAGGAGGAAGACGGCAGCATCGACGGGTTGACATTCAGGTTCTGGAATATCGCCTGTAGGGCCATTTGGACGCGAGTTGCCGCGCGAGGGGTAAGGTCGGGAAATGTGAGAAGCTCAACCGAGCCGGGAGGCGCATCCCAGACGGCCCCGACGTTGTAAACAAGCGGACCGTCCACCTTCTCGGGGTCACGGGCAACGATGGGCGCCGCACTGAGTGTCGCCGCGTCGGCGCCTTCATTGACCGCATCGTTCGCTTCATATTGCAGGCTCTCGACGTACTTGATCGGGCTCGGCCCCTTGGCGGCGCCGGCCATCTTCTTCACCGGGCGCGAAATCAGCGGGCAGCGGTCGTTCCAGTAGGGGTTGCGCTTGGCGCCCAATTGGCAGCGCTTCGGGCCGAAGAAGATGCGGCAGAGGCGCTTCCTGCCGTCCTCGGCGTAGCGCCCGGATTTGCCCAGCGGCAGCATCGCCCAGACTTCCCAGACCTGCGCCATCCGCCCCTCGTCGCGGATGCCGACCTGCTCGAGGATATGGCGCTCGGTGTTGCGCTCCTCCTCGCCGACCCGGCTCATCTCGGCAGTCAGCTTGTCCGCCTCGTCCTCGCGGATGTTGCCGGCCCGCGCCATCGCCCGGATCTTGTCCTTGGACCAGCGGCGCACGATCGTGACGGAGCCGCCGCAGGAGAGCGCCTCCTGCACCGTGTCGGCGGTGGCCGGCAATATCAGAACGTCGGGGTCGTGCAACACCTCGAGGACCGGGTAGCCCTCGATGATGGTCTCCTCGGTGATGTCCTCGATCTCCTCGCCCGGCATTTCCTGGCCGGTCTCGGGGTCAATGGGGCCGTGTGTTTCACGTGAAACAATCTGCCGCTCGACCTCGGCCCAGTCTACGTAGAGGCTGTATTGCCCCTCGACCTGGCCGTTCCTGACCAGCGGCTCCGCGACCTGGGTCTTGACGCTACCCTGGCGGATATAGTGGTCGAGGATCGCGACCAGCGCTGATTCGGTGTCGCCGTCGGCGCTGATCGCCTGCACGTAGCGACCGCCCTGCGGGAACAACTGGTTCACGTAGCGGGTGACGAGCGCCTCGACGGCATCGTGGATGATCGGGAAATAGATGTTGGCGATACCGTTGTAGTAACGGTGCTGGTTCGCCTCGCAGTTGTAGCAGTCCCAATAATCCTGGATGTCGTCGGAGCGGTCTTCTTGGTCGTCGAAGCCGCGCTTTATGTCGTCGAACAGGTCGTCGAGGTGGGCGCGGATGCCGGATTTCGGGGAGGCGCCGCCGCGCGGCTGCCGCCCCAGCAAATCCTGGTCGCGATCGACGGTCTCGCGTTCCGGCGGCGGGGCGATCGCGGGCAGGTCGGACATCAGCCCCTACGGGTACGGGCCGCCGCCTCGTCGTCCTGCGCCGGGTGGCGCGCCTCCTCCAGCCGGGCGCGCATCGTCCTCACCCGGAGGCCGATGTTGCGATAGGCCGGGGTCAGGTCGACCATCGCCTCGATCATGCCGAGGAGTTCGTCGATGACCCAGGAACCGTCATCCTCGGTCTCCGGCGAGTCGGGCGACATGACGTGGCCGGCAGCCTCCGATTCAGCCATCGACAGGGTGCCCATCTCGGCCCGCTCGCCATCCGAGAGGCGGCCCAGTTCGTTGGCGACCCTGAGATCGCGCAGCCGGTTGGCGTCATCCTTCGGCATGTCGACCAGCGGCGCCGGGGCGCGGTCGGGCGAGAGGTCGCGCTGAATGCGGTCGGTGACGGCGGCGGACTGCGGCACGTTGCGGGCCTGGAGGGCGTCGAGTTCGGCCTTTTCTTCGTCAGTGAAATGGCCCTTGGCGTTCAATTCGCGCAGCCGGCCCTGCTCGTCGGCGGTCAGAGCACCCGGCGAGGGGGCTCCGGCGCCCGGCGGATTTGACCTGTCGGCGGGCTTCGGTGCGTCGGCGGGCCTGTCGTCATGGGACCGTGCCATCGTCTACCTCCGATTCATCTTGTCCCGGCGCCGGCGTTGGTGCCGGTTGCCAACAATCGCCTCATTCACGAACAGGATGCCGCGCCACAATCCGATCCGCATCCCCTATCTCCTCGCCGGCATCGCCGTCCTGAACCGGCACCATACCAGAGCCAGCCGCGCCAGGCCATGCCTACCCCGAGCTTGCCATACCAAGCCGCCCCACAGCGTGCCGAATCCGGCCTAACCCTGCCGCGCCAGACCCCTCCGCGCCGTGCCGAGACAGACCGCGCCGCGGCCAGCCGCTCCACGCCTCACCCGTCCATGCCGGGCATTGCTGCCCCGTACCAAACCCTACACAACCCATCCGGGGCCGACCAAGCCTAAGCTCTGCAAACCAATCCGTGGCACGGCAGACCAGATCAATCCTCAATAACCCGATATGAAACGACCGAAAATCTGCCATACGTCGGTCTAAAGTCCCCAAGACCACCTATTCTACCAGCGGTGGCAATAACCTCATTTAATACTTGCGGCGAGATGTATTCTGGCAACGTGACCAACAACAAGAATGTCGCGCGCCAGCCGACCTTCATGGCTGGGCGAGTCCGATTGATGCCTGATCTCTGAACGACGACTCTTCTTCTGTCTTCATAATCCCACCCGGTCGCCGCGCCACACCCTGCCTCACCGTGGCTTGCCTTGCCGCCGCTTGCCGTGCCCCGGCTTGCCGCAGAATACATCGGAGCCAAAGGGGTCA